ACTACGCCAAGATCGGCAGCAGCGGCAACTACGCTCAGATCGGCAGCAGCGGCTACTCCGCTCAGATCGGCAGCAGCGGCAACCACGATCAGATCGAAAGCTCGGGAGAAGACTCGGTTATCTGCTGCGCAGGTCACGACTCTGCGGTTAAAGCAAAAGCGGGGAGCTGGATTACTCTTGCTGAATGGGAATATTCCGAAGCCAAGAATAGGTGCGTTCCAAAATGCGTTAAGACCGAGTATGTTGACGGCGAGCGGATCAAGGCTGACGCATGGTACAAACTTATTGATGGAGAGTTTACCGAGGTGTCGCCATGACGGACGATGTTATCACTCTGCGAAACCATCTTCGCGTCGGCGCCCAGAATGCGCTGCGCCGCTGGCAGCTCTGCGAAATGACCGGCTGGACAGACCGGCACTTGCGCAAGGTGATCGAGGCGGCACGATGCGAGGAGGATGGCGATGAATACTGCATTATGAACTTTGGCAAGGGCTACTACTTATCAAACGATCCGGCAGAAGCCGAGGTGCTCCGCAAGATCGAGATGGCGCGGATAGCGTCCATTGTCGGGCGGACATACGGCCTGTCGGAGATGATACGGAAAGCGGGGAGGTCGTAATTTACATGGTTTACAAATGCGAAGCCTGCCACGCGATCTTCTTTGAGCCGTACACTTATGAGGTGAGGGAAAACCTCGACGGCGAGAACGGCATAGAAACGCGGACAGTCGCCGAGTGCCCGTACTGCGGCGAGGAATTTTTTGAGGAGGAAAGCAATGAACTTGTATCAGATTGATTCCGCGCTTGCGGAATGTGTAGATGCCGAGACCGGCGAAATCCTTGACGTTGAAAAGCTCTTGGAGCTGAACATGGCAAGAGAGCAGAAGATCGAGAACATCGCGCTTTGGATTAAAAACGACGTCGCCGAAGCAAAGGCGATCCGCGAAGAAGAGAAGGCCCTTGCGGCGCGCAGACAGGCTTTAGAGCGTGCGGCAGAGAGCAAGAAAAAATATCTCGATTCTGTGCTGAACGGCGAGAAGTTTTCCACCCCCCGATGCTCCATCAGCTACCGAAAGACCACCAGCGTGGAGGTCTCCGACATGGGCGCGGTGGTTGCGTGGATGCTCGCCAACGGTCACGACGGCGAGGTTACTTACAACGCCCCCACGGTGAATAAGACCGACCTTGCTGCGCTACTGAAAAGCGGCGCTGAAATCGACGGCGCGACGCTTGTACAGGGCATGAGCATGGGGGTGAAGTGATGGAGAACCTTGAAATTTATGAGCGTGTTCGGCAAGTCCCGCCGTCCGCACAGCGCGAAATCCAGGCGGGGAGGCTGAAAGGCAAGACCGACATTAACCCCATGTGGCGCATTAAGGCGCTGACGGAGCAGTTCGGCCCCTGCGGAATTGGCTGGAAGTACGTTATCACGGATAAGCGGTTGGAGCAGGGCGCGAACAACGAGGTTTCCGCATTTGTGGACATCGATCTTTACATCAAGGTTGATGGCGCGTGGTCAGATGCGATCCCCGGCACAGGCGGCAGCGCGTTTGTTGCCATCGAACGAAACGGCCTTTACACCTCTGACGAGTGCTTCAAAATGGCGCTGACCGATGCTATCTCCGTTGCCTGCAAGGCGCTCGGTTTTGGTGCGGATGTGTATTGGGCGAAGGACGCGACCAAGTACACGCCAAGAACCGCAGAGCAGAAGCCGAGCAAGGCCGAGATGGAATCCTTCAATCAGGCGTATAAGGAACAGTTTGACTACACCTGCCAAGACTGCAAGCAGCCGATCACACCGCAGTCCTTTAACGGAAAGCTCTATCGTGTGAGCGACATCTCCAAAGGCGCGATGAAGAAATACGGTGTGCCGCTCTGCTGGGCTTGCATGGAAAAGAGGAAAGCCAATGAAAGCCCGACTGCATGATCTATCCCTTGCGCGCGATGGTGGGTATCTGCTTACCATCGCCACGCGGGAGAATGTCGGCGCATTGTACGACGAGTTGCACGAGACAGACGTTGACGTGACCGTGAAGAAGCACCGCGAGAAGCGGAGCTTGGATGCCAATGCTATGTGCTGGAAAATCTGCACAGATATTGCAAATGCGGTAGGCACAACAAAAGAAGATGTGTACCGAAACGCAATTAAGTCTGTCGGAGTGTATACCCCCCTCCCCATAAGAGATGAAGCGGTTGAAGCGTTTCAGAGGAATTGGGAAAGTCGCGGGACTGGGTGGATTCTTGATGTCGTAGATGATAGCAAATTGCATGGGTATAAATTGTGCTTTGCCTATTTTGGATCATCAACATATAACACCGCAGAAATGTCAAGGTTAATTGACAATCTTGTTTGCGATGCAAAAAGCCTTGGAATAGAAGTAATAAGTGAAAGCGAAAGGAGTTTGCTTCTTGAAAAATGGGAATCGTCTTATTGATTTAACAGGGAAACGCTTTGGGCATTTGACCGTGATTAAGCGCGCTTCGAACACGAATTGCAACGGGCATATTACCACAAGATGGGTATGCCGATGCGATTGCGGAACTGAAAAAGTCATAAGCGGGAAACACCTTAAATCTGGGGCTGTAATCAGTTGCGGGTGCATCGGACAAGAACATTCAAGAGCTGCAAAAATAACACACGGGAAAGCTCATAGCCGTCTTTATGGCGTTTGGTGCAATATGAAAAACCGCTGTTACAACCCAAATGTAAGTTGTTACAAGCGATATGGAGGGCGCGGGATTGGCGTTTGCGACGAATGGAAGAATAGTTTTCAAGCGTTTTATGAGTGGGCGAAGAAAACGGGATATGACGAAACGGCCCAATATGGGGAATGCTCCATTGACCGCATTGACAACGATGGTGACTATACGCCAGAGAATTGCAGGTGGGTCGATTTTAAGACGCAAGCTCAAAACCGCAGGAAGGGCAATCGTTATTATCGGTCCTATTGCGCGTTGGGGGAGAGTTGAATGCACAAAATGACAAAGGCCACGTCCATCCCAAAAAGCGTCAAGGAGATCGTATACGAACGCGACGGCGGGCGCTGCATTCTATGCGGGCGGAACAACGGGGAGTCTGTAGCGCACGTTATACGGCGCTCACGGGGCGGCAGAGGCATCGAGCAGAACATCGTGACGCTCTGCCCCTCCTGCCACCGAGCCTTTGACGAGGGGCCGCAGAGGACGGCGCTATACGCCTGCATCGTCGGCTATCTCAAAGCGAAATATCCCGGCTGGACACGGGAGAACATGATTTACAGAAAAAACAGGGAGGAATTGAAATGAGCTTGAACAGAATCAGCGTCATGGGACGCATTGGAAAGGACCTTGAGCTGCGCCGCACGCAGAGAGGCAAGGCGGTCACCAGCTTTCCCATTGCCGTCGACCGCGGCGGCAAAGACGCCGGAACGGACTGGTTTGATGTGGTCGCGTGGGAGCGCACGGCGGAGTTTGCCGCGCAATACTGCGCCAAGGGGAGCAAGGTGGTGGTAGACGGTCGCTTGCAGGCGCGAGACTGGACCGACAAGGACGGCAATAAGCGCCGCTCGGTCGAGATCATCGCCAATAGCGTGTACTTTGCCGACAGCAAGCCGCAGGAGGGACCCGCCGCATACAGTCCCGCATCAAGCAACCCGGGCGAGTTTAGCGAGGTCGAGGATGACGGCAACCTCCCGCTTTGATGGAGGTGCGGTGTGAAGTACGACGCTTTGATTTACGATTGCGAGAATATCTTTGATGTAGATGATCCGGCACATAATATGATCCGCATCGACGGCCTCTCGCAATCAGAAGCAGATGACCTTTGCGACATTATGACCCAGCACGGCGTATCAATTTGCCTGCTCCCCTATAAGGAGTGAGCGCATGGCGGATATGACTTACATCAAGCTGTTTGTCGATTACTTAGACGCAATAGAGCCACTCGGTGACGCTGAGAGGGGGAGGCTTTTCACTTCCTTGTTAGAATACGCAAGGACGGGCGAAGCCCCGCAGCTTGGCGGGAACGAACGGTTTCTTTTCCCTATGATGAGGGCGCAGATCGACAGGGACAACGCTGCAATGACGGAATTATCCGAAGCGCGAAGCAAGGCCGGGAAGATCGGAGCTGAAGCAAAACAAGCAAATGCAGGATTTGCCAAGCAAAACAAGCAAATGCCAAATTTGCCAAGCAAATCAAGCTATGACAAAGACAAAGACAAAGACAAAGACTATATATCCCCCCCTCCCCCCTTACCGCGAAAGGCTCCCACGTTTGACGAGGTCGCCGAATATGCCAAGCTGCGCGGAGGTCTTATTGACCCCAAGCCATTCTACGAGTTTTACTCCGTCGCCAGGTGGATGGATACCGAGGGAAAGCCGGTCTATAACTGGCAGCAGAAATTCCAGCTATGGGAAAAGCGCGAGCTGGAGAAGAAAGGGGGCGCGATGAATGGACATGGTCACGATACTGGAAGAGATGCGAAAAAATGGAACGTCCCCGGAGCCGTCAATCTCTGACGAATGCCCACTCTGCGGCGGCGTTGGATACACCGTGCGTAGGTCAGCAGACGGAAACGCGGAATACCGGGAATGCGAATGCTCCATCCGCAAAAGAAATCTGCAACGCATCGAAAGAAGCGGGCTTAAAGAGCTTTTGCAGAGATGCACGATGGAGAACTACCGCGCGACTGAGCCGTGGCAGAAGCAGGCCAAAGAGGCAGCGGAACGCTATCTTGCCGATTGGCGCGGAAGATGGTTTTACGCCGGTGGAAGTCCCGGCAGCGGGAAAACGCATCTTTGCACGGCGATGTGCGGAAAGCTCATGGATGCCGGATTGCCGGTACGCTATGTGCAATGGCGTGCGGATATTCCGAGCATCAAAGCAAAGGTCAACGATGCCGAGGCATATCAAGATGCCATTGATCCGCTGAAAAGCGTCAAGGTGCTGTACATCGACGATTTTCTCAAGGGGACGGCGACAGAGGCCGATCGCAACATTGCGTTTGATCTGCTCAATGCGCGGTATATCAAGCCAAGCCTTGTGACGATCATCAGCTCCGAGTGGACGATCTCGCGCGTGCTGGACTGGGACGAGGCGATAGGCTCGCGCATTGCGGAGCGGTCGAAAGGCTGCGTACTGAATATTACCGGATCCAAAAACTACCGGCTGAAATGAAAGAATACCTGAGGAGAAAATGAAAATGACAGAAAAAGAGATCGTGTCCGCCCTGCGCGCAACAGAGAGCCGCAGCAAGCGGGAGCTGCTGGACGCAGCCGCCGACCTGATCGAAAAGCTGACCGACCGCTGCACCGAGGAGATCGCCGTGGCGCAGGAGCGGACACGTTGGATCCCGGTGTCCGAACGTCTTTCAAAACCCGAAACCGAAGTGATGGTTGTCTGTAATAGAAATGGCAGGCAATTTATTGCAACAGCAATCCATGAAGACGGGACGTTGTTCGTAGAAGACAGCGATTGGAACTGGAACGATATCTGGGAGTATGGCCGTTATGACGAAGAGCGTGACGATTACATCATTCCGGAGGGCTGGTGGGAAAGCAGATGCTTCACGCCGGACGATGTTTATAACTGTCCGGTTGACTGCGAAGTGACCCTCTGGAGGCCGATGCCGGATCCGCCGAAGGAGGAAAGATAAATGAAAAGACTAACAACTAATTTCCCTGATAACAACCTTGATGCCGCCCTGAATCTGTTTTACATCAAAGACTTCGAGGCGTGGGTGCGGGGCGGAGGTGATGGCCCGGACTACCCGGACATCCGGCTCTACGATTTTATCCGCAAAGCCGCAAAGATTTTGCTGCCGGACTTGGACTTCCCAATGGATGATGATGGCGTAGACTATGCGATGGGTGAGCTTTTGTTGGACGGTCCTGATGAGCCGACAGGCTTGCTTGCCCTGCTTTATACCGCAGCATGGTCATACGCAGAACTGCGTGGCAGGCTCATGCAATACGAGGACACGGGCAAGACACCGGTGGAAGTGTCCACACTGGTTAAAGACTGGAGCGACCTTTGCACTATCGTCGGAGAGTGCGGTGGCATTAGCCGAGTAAGGGTACTGGCCGAGGCCGACAAGGACGGGCGGCTGGTGGTGCTGCCGTGCAAAACTGTGTTTGAATTGACATGGGACGCTGGGCCTGACTGCGATTTGGTATGCCCGGTATCCATTGACGGGCACGGTTGCTGCGATTTCTGTGACAAGGGTGAGTTGTGTATTTATGAGCGCAAATGTCTACAAGAGCATATAGAGCAAATCGGCAAGACCGTATTCCTCACCCGCGAGGAGGCGGAAGCGGCATTGGAGGGGATGAAGGATGCCTGAATTGAAATCATGCCCGTTCTGCGGTTGCGACAGAATTTCTGTACAGTATCTATACTTTAGACCCTATGTTATTTGTGAGAAATGTCACGCACAAATCCCTTGCTATAACACCTACGCAAAAGCGAAAGAAGCATGGAACAGGAGGGCTGAAAATGGCTAAATACATTCGTGCCGTAGAAGCGGCAGAAAAAGTCGTGGGAATCTTTAAAGTACCAATGGCAGACCTTGTGGACATTTTCTCGGAAATCCCCGCCGCCGACGTTGCGCCCGTGGTGCATGGGCGGTGGGTAGACGCCGGGCGTGGAATCAAGGCTTGCAGCAACTGCAACCACGGAATCAAAGAGCATATGGCCTGCGCAAATCATTACTGCCCCAACTGCGGGGCGAAGATGGACGGAGGTGCTGAATGAAACTCAGGGAGTTTAATTTCTCAACAGTTTAAAGAATCCTTTTACGCCAACGAATTTGTGCGTGAAAGACGGCGGTAAATCGTATGAGGGCTTGTCCATTGGCGATACGCTGCGTATGCTCCCGGTCGCGCTTGCTGACCGGGAAATCAAAGAAATGCGATGGTTTTTCAATACCTTTGTGATCGAATTGGAGGAGAGTGACAACCGTGAGACTAATTGACGCAAACGAAATAGAAAACCTGTTTAATGCGCAGGTGGAGCGCGGCGCACGCCTCGGGCCTGCGGCACAAAAACAGGTGGGTGAAAAGGTACTTGCTCAGAAAACGGGCAAGTACCACAACCGCAAAACCGTGCGGCATGGCATTACGTTTGACAGCAAGCACGAGGCAGACCGCTACGATGAGCTGCGGATGCTGCTGAAAGCGGGGGAAATACACGACTTGAAGCTACAGCAGACGTACAAGCTCGTGGGGGCGCAGAGAACGCCCACAGGAGCCGCTGTGAGGGCAGTTACATACATAGCCGACTTCGTGTATACCCGTGACGGAAAAATGATTGTAGAAGACGCAAAGGGCTTTAAAACAAAGGACTATATCATTAAGAAAAAACTAATGCTGGAGCGATTCGGCATTTGGGTGGAGGAAGTATAAATGGCAAATCAAAGCGAAACACTCTGTTGGACCTGTAAATACGCCTGCGGGAAATGTCCTTGGTCGGAATGCGACAAAGAAACACGGAAGCTGAAGTGGAGGCCGGTGGAAGGTTGGCGCGCGATCAAAACAAAGGTTTTGATGAATTCTTGCGGCGGCGCTCGCAGGCATTACGAAACAAGCTACATTGTCACGGCCTGTCCGCAGTACGAGGTGGGATGATATGAGCTGCTTTAATTGTCAGGAGCGGCATGTCGGCTGTCATTCGACCTGTGAACGATACGCTGCGTGGCTGCAAAAAAAGAAAGAGGCAAAAAGCAACGAAACGGTCAGCATAGCCGAAGAAAGCGCGATGATTAATTACATTCAGAGGTCAAAAGACCGATACAAACGGAGGGTGGGGAGAAAATGATTGAATTTCCCTATTGCGTCTATCCGGCGCTGAAAAAGGTTTTCTGCGAGCGGCAGTACACGCGCCGCCAGCTTGCCGATGCGGTAGGCATTTCCAAAAGCAACATCTGGTGGTGGCTGTCGGGGAACAATCAACATACCATCGACGTGATTAAAGGCATCCTCAGAGAGAGCGGCCTGACATTTGAGGAAGCGTTCGGAGGTGTGGAATGAAGGTAGGCGACAAGGTGCGGGCGCAGTTTATAACGGTTCCGGAGGAGTTTCCGGGCAAGGCGCGCGGCGAAAAGCTGTACCCGATCCGCACCGGCGTGGTGACGTACATCCATCCGCAGAGGCGCTATGTGACCGTGGCGATCATGGTAGACGGTAAGGAGATCAAAGAGAGTTTCCGACCGGAGGAGGTGCTGGCATGAAATGCGAGTTATACCATGACAATTTTCAGAATTTTAAGCGATACAATATCCCAAAAGCGCAGCTGGTGATTGCGGATATACCCTATAACATTGGCGTGGACGCCTATGCAAGCAATCCGATGTGGTACAACGGAGGGGATAATAAAAACGGTGAAAGTAAGCTGGAAAAGCAGAGCTTTTTTCACACGGACGGAACATTCAAAATTGCGGAGTACATGCACTTCTGTAACCGTATGCTGCGCAAGGAACCGAAGGAAAAGGGGCAGGCTCCGGCAATGATCGTGTTTTGCGCGTTTGAGCAGATGCAAACGGTGATTGAATACGGCAAGCGCTACGGGTTCATGAAAAGCTATCCGCTGTTTTTCTGTAAAAACTACTCTGCACAGGTGCTGAAAGCCAACATGAAAATAGTAGGTGCAACAGAATTCGCGGTTGTCCTTTATCGGGACAAGCTGCCGAAATTCCGTAACGTTGGTTCGGATGGCGAGCGGCACATGGTATTTGATTGGCTCGCGTGGGAGAGGGACAAGCGCAGTCAATATCCAAAGGTGCATCCGACACAAAAGCCGGTAAACGTGCTGAAAAGGCTGATTTCCGTATTCACAGACGAGGGAGACGTTGTAATTGATCCATGCGCAGGAAGCGGCTCTACGCTTCGCGCAGCTTATGAGATGGGGCGTAATGCTTATGGGTTTGAGGTGGACAAGGGGTTTTACGAGGAAGCGAAAGAAAAAATGCTTGCTCCCTTGTTTGCAAAGCCTGAATTTGAGCAGATCGGAATGGGGGATGTGGTATGAACGCGTTTCCCGAGCGCTTGAAGCGCTTACGGGAGAGAAAGAGAATAAAGCAATATGTTTTATCTGAACTATGTGGTCTGCACCGTGACGCGGTGAGGCGGTACGAGGCGGGGGAGGCTACGCCCACAACGGACGCATTGGAAAGCATTGCCGACAAGTTCGGGGTGTCGGTCGATTATCTGCTCGGAAGGACGGATAATCCGATGACCGTTGACGATTATCTAAAAAAATTTTGAAAATTCCCCTTTTAAGGGGAAAAATAAGAAAAACCTATGCAAAAATAGAGGCGTGATGGGGCGAGGCTCTTCACGCCTCTGCTTTTTCATCTGTTTCCTCCTCCCTTGATAGCCCGCCCTTCGGGGCGGGCAGTTGAGGGCAATATGCGGCATAGGTGCCCCGCAAGGGGAGACCACAGCGAGCGACGCCGAATGATGGCCGAAGCGCTAAAGCAGGGCAGGACTGCAATGCCGTACCAGATGTGCCCTTCGGGGCGGGTAAAGTCTGCTATGTAAGGCCAAGGGGCGGGGGCTGGTAGCAAAGAGGATGTGGCATATGGCGTATGCAAACATTGAAGATCGACGGGCATATCACCGGGAATATATGCGCGAACGCCGAGAATGGTTTGCCGCGCATCACGTTTGTACAGAGTGCGGGAAAGAAGATGCCTATACAATGGTTGGAAAGCGCCATTGTGCCGAATGCCTCGAAAAAAGACGTGGGCACCCACTCGAAATAAACCCCAATACGAAGCCAAAGAAAAGGACTTGGCAAAAACATTCTGTTCCTAAAAACGAATACTACGAAAACGGCCTATGCGCTATTTGCGGGCAACATCCATATATCGAAGGGCATAGAACTTGCCAAGGCTGCTATGACAATGCGTGTAAAGCAGCGTGGCTTGGGAGAAAAGCTAAAGGCCCACGCCATATTTATCCGCCCACATCTGACACGCCAAAAGCCATTGCTGCTTATCAATACTGCGTACAGCACCGGCAAGAATACATCAAAAGATGGGAAGCAGAGTATGCCTGTGAATACGAAGAACGAGCCTCTAATCAAGAGCAAAGAACGGGTTAAGAAATTTGCCGAAGTGTTTACACCGGCATGGCTGGTGAAAAAGATGTGCGATATGCTGGACGAGGAAAACGGCGGACACGCTTTCGACATTGAGAAAACCTTTTTGGAGCCGTGCGGTGGGACAGGCAACTTTGCTGTTGAGATCATAGAGCGAAAATTAAAGAAATGCAAAACCGAGGAAGACGCACTAATTGCCGTTGCTTCGTATTACACCGTTGAGATTCAGCAGGATAACGTTGACGAGCTAAAGGAGCGCGTTAAAAATCTTGTTGCATCATATTTCCCGAGCATTGACGTATCGGATATTTTAGACAGAAACGTGGCTTGCGGTGATTTTTTGCATCCAAAAGGCATTTGGTTTATGGAAGAATAAATGTGCGAGGTGGCGAAAGGATGTGAGCGTATGGCTGGCGGAGCGCCAAGAAAATGGAAAAGCGTAAGCGCGATGCAGAAAGCTATTGACGTTTACTTCAAAAAGTGCGAAGGCGAACCGTTTATCGGAGATGACGGTTGCGCTGTGCGAGATAAGTACGGGGTGCCGATCATCATCAACGCAAAGCCGCCGACAATCACAGGGCTTGCATTGGCGCTTGGATTCACGGGAAGACAAGCACTGCTGGACTATCAAGCGAGGCCAGAGTTTGCGGACACGGTTACGCGCGCGAAGTCCCGCTGTGAAGAATACGCCGAATCTCGGCTCTACGACAAAGACGGTGCGAACGGCGCGAAATTCTCGCTTGGCTGCAATTTTGGGTGGAACTCCGAGAACGAAAAAAGCGGCGATCCTGCGGCGTTGGCAGCTTTGCTTACTGCGTTAAAGGGCGAGAACAATGCAAATTAAAACGCTATCCGCAAAGCAGCGCAAAATAATGGAGTTTATCGGCTCCGATGATATGGCGCTGATCTGTGACGGCTCCGTCCGTTCCGGAAAGACGACGGTCATGTCGATGGCGTTTGTGCTGTGGGCGATGCAGAACTACGACCGCACGAATTTCGCTATTTGCGGGAAGACGGTGCAGGCGGCAGAGCGAAATATCTTAAAACCGTTGATGGAAATTGACGGGCTTGGTGTTGCGCTGTCCATGCATTACAAGGTTTCCACGAGGATTTTAACCGTTCGGTGTGGGGATAGAACAAATTGGTTTTACCTATTCGGCGGCAAGGATGAAAGCTCGTATATGCTCATACAAGGCATCACGCTTGCCGGGGTCCTATTCGATGAAGTGGCACTTATGCCGCGTTCGTTTGTGGAGCAAGCGCTTTCCCGTGCGATTTCGTTTGAGCATCCGAAGTATTTTTTTAACTGTAACCCCGAATCACCGCAGCATTGGTTTTACAAAGAGTGGATTGAAAACGAACGGGAGAATACGCAGCACATTCACTTCCTGCTGGAAGATAACCCAATTCTTACACCGCAGATGATCGAGAGGACAAAGGCCATGTATAGCGGCGTGTTCTACGACCGATACATTCGCGGTTTGTGGGTGGTGGCCGAGGGGCTGATCTATCCGATGTTTGACGAGAGCTGCATTGTGGACGATCTGCCGGAAAAGGGAGAATACTATGTGTCCTGCGACTACGGCACACTTAACCCGTTTTCCGCAGGACTTTGGCGCTGGGACGGCAAGACGGCAACGCGCATCCGCGAGTATTACTATTCCGGGCGCGATAACCAGAAGAACAAGACGGACGAGGAATACGCCGACGAAATTAAAAAACTAATCGGCGAGGCGGACGTCAAAAGCATTATCGTTGACCCGTCTGCCGCCTCGTTTATCGAGGTTTTGCGGCGACGGGGCTATATGGTGCGAAAGGCCAACAACGACGTAACCAACGGTATTATGACAACGGCGCGGTTTTTGCAGGACGGCGTAATCAAGATACACCGAGATTGCAAAGACTGCATCCGCGAGTTTGGACTGTATCGGTGGGACGAAAAATCCGCCGATGACAGGCCGATCAAAGAAAATGACCACGCGATGGATGAAACACGGTATTTTGCTTATACGGTCCTGAAGAACAAGGCGTATCGGCGCGAGTATACACCACTTTGGAACAGATAGGACGGTGAGCGGCTATCAAAACATATAACGACCTCGTGGCGGTCGGTGACAACGAGCAGGCGCGCATTGAGTTTGTCCGCAGCACGATCAATGAGCACCGCGAGAGCACGGCGTATAAAACGGCGGTGGATGCGGAGGAATATTACAACGGCCTAAATCCGACCATCAACCGCTACGAAAAGATCATCTATGATATGCAGGGGCGCAGCCACACGGATATGTGGACGGCAAACCATAAACTGGCCAGCCGCTTCTTCGGTCTGGCGGTGGATCAAGAAATCTCGTATTTGCTTGGCAACGGCGTAACTTTTGCGGAGAAAGAAACGCCGAAAAAGCTATGCCCGGACTTCGATCAGGAAGTCATGGATGCGGCGCGTGAGGCGAAAATCGCGGGCGTGTCCTTTGGCTTCTGGGATTTGACGCATTTGCGGGTGTTCTCCCTGCTTGAGTTTGTTCCCCTCTACGATGAAGAGGACGGCGCGATGAAGGCCGGTATCCGGTTCTGGCAGGTGGCACAGGATAAGCCCCTGAGAGCGACGCTGTACGAGATCGACGGCTTTACCGAGTACTTCCAGCCGAAAAACAAAGATATGAGCGTATTGCAGGAAAAGCGCAGTTACAAGATCGTTATCCGCAAGGCCGAAGTTGGCGAAACCGAAATCTATGACGGCGGGAACTATCCGAGTTTCCCCATTGTGCCGCTGAAAAACAACAAGCGGTGCCTATCCGAAATTGTCGGCAAGCGCAACACCATTGACGCGCTCGATCTTGCGTCCTCTAACATGGTCAACAACGTGGACGAGGGCAATCTGATCTATTGGGTATTGTCCAACTGCAACGGCATGGACGATCTGGACGATGCGAAATTTGTGGAGCGGCTCAAAACGCTGCATGTGGCCCACGCAGACGGCGACGACGGTGCGAAGGCAACACCGCAGGCAATTGAAGCGCCGTACGAAGGGACAAATACGACAATAGATATGCTGAAACGGAAACTCTATGAAGATTTCCAGTGCTTCGACGCTGCGGCGGTATCCGCGGGCAATCAGACGGCGACCGCGATCAAGGCAAGCTATGCGCCGCTGGATTTGAAGACAGACAAGTTTGAGTCCGAAGTCACGCGGTTTATCGTGGAAATTCTGCGTTTGGCAGGGGTTGAGGACCAGCCGAGTTACACGCGCAATCAGATTATCAACAAGAGCGAGGAAACACAGAACATTCTTCTGGGCGCGGCGTATTACGATGATGAATACATCACAAAGAAGCTGCTGACGATCAACGGTGACATTGACCAGTACGAGGACATGGCGAAGCGCAAAGCGGCAGAAGCGATTGACCGCAGTCTTGCGGAACCGGTCGCGCCGGGGGTGAACGGCGATGGCGAACAGTGACCTCGGACACAAGCTGACCGACAAAGAGCTTGCGAAGTTGGAACGGCGTATTGCAAGGCTGTACCGTGAGGCTGGGGAAGAGCTGCAAGCGACCATTGACGCTTACTTTGAGCAATTCAAAAAGCGCGACGAGGAAATGAAGGCACTGATCGGCACCGTGCGGAACGGTAAGGAATGGACGGAGCAGGACTATAAGCAATGGCGGCTGAACCAGATCGGGCGTGGGGAACGCTATCAGGTCATGCGTGACAAGGTGGCACACCGCATGACCGATGCAAACGCTGTGGCAGTATCCTACACCAACGATGCAACGCCCGGTATCTACTCTCTCAACCGCAACTATGCGGCCTATACCATCGAGCAGGTTGCGGGCAACGTCGGCTTTGACCTGTGGGACGAGCAGACGGTCAAGCGTTTGATCGTGGAGCAGCCGGACTTAATGCCATACTACCCGCCGAAACGCGCCTTAAAGCGCGGTATCGACCTCGCGTATGGCAAAAAGCAAATCACTAAGAGCGTCACCAGCTCCATCTTGCAGGGAAAGAGCATCAAGCACATGGCGGATGATTTGCAGCGGCGCATCACCACCATGAGCCGCGATAGCGCTATCCGCACGGCCAGAACTGCCGCCACCGGCGCGCAGAACGCCGGACGCATGGACAGCTACGCGGCGGCGCAGAAGATGGGCATTAAGCTCAAAAAAGAATGGTTGGCCACGCTGGACGCGCGTACACGACACTCTCATGCTATGCTTGACGGCGAACAAGTGGCGCAGGACAAGAAGTTTTCTAACGGTTGCCGCTTTCCCGGCGACCCGCAAGGGCCACCGTGGGAGATATATAACTGCCGCTGCACGCTGATCGCCGCCGTGGAGGGCGTAGATACCTCTACTGCGCAGAGACGCGCCAGAAACGCCGATACGGGGCAAACAGAGGTTGTCTCGAACATGACCTATGCGGAATGGGTGGGGTGGAAAAAAGACACAGCGCAAGTTGTAAATGCGGGAAAATCTGCTATAATTAAAGAAAAAACAGAGCCTGCGGAGTATAGGCAGTTTGACACGGGCGATGCGGCAAATGACTTTTTCTATTACGATGGGGAAGAAAGAGGACTGCTCGCAAAGAAAAGAAGCAAGCACGCACAATGGCAAAAATCTTTGTCAGAGGCCGAAGATTATGCTATTGGGGACTATACCGGCGGCGGTTACTACGACATAAACGCATATTTGCGAAAAACGGGTGATTGGGAGAACATCAATAGCGCATTTGTCGAACAGCAAATCAAAGGTTTGGATAGCGCTATAAGTAGATATGAGCTAAAAGAGAATATTCGCGTTCAGCGCGGTGTAATGAATGATGTTCTTGACAGGCTTGTAGAAGACAACGATGTGAAAGAGAGCTTGAGTGAACTTGTAGGCAAAAAATTCCGCGAAAGCGCATATTCAAGCACAACTGTTGTTCAAGGAAATGGCGTTGCTACTGCAAAGCCGACGATATTTGACATTGAAATCCCGGCTGGCGTAGGACGCGGGGCGTATGTCAATCAGTTGGCTGGACAATTCCAAGACACAGAATATGAGTTTTTGTTAAAACGCGGGGCAACATTTACAATCAAGGAAGTCCGCGAAGAAGAAATTATGGGAGAGTACCGCTATTACATAAAAATGGTGATGGATGATGAGTAATATTCAAGGGATAAGAGAAAAGCTTAAAGCACAAGAAGAGAATCGCATGGGAAAAGTGTATGCCGAGTGCGAAAGGCGCGGCTGCGCTCGTGCGTTTGCGGAATCGTTCATTGCAAGGGCGGAACTTTATCCAATGAAGCAAACATTAGCTTTTCTTGAAAGCAATGCCACGCATGAAGATCATATAAAGCAATGGAATATTCTTATCCTTGTTTTGATTGAGCAGAAGCCGACATCGGGGAAGCACGATGAATGGGAAAGATGCTTAAAGGTGCTCAAAAATGAACATTGAAGTTCAAGACCACAGTGCTGAGGTTTCCGCCGAAATCAAGGCGGCGCTGCTGCGGGGGCTTGAAAAGTGCGGGCTGGTGGCAGAGGGATATGCAAAAAAGCTGTGCCCCGTGGATACCGGAATTCTGCGAAACAGCAATACTCATGTGGTAGACGAGCAGGAACTGGCGGTAATCATCGGGACGGACAATTCTTACGCGCCTTCCGTTGAGCTTGGCACGGGCATTTACGCCGAAGGCGGCGGAGGACGGCCTACACCGTGGGTGTATCAAGACGCAAAGGGCAATTGGCATTACACGCGCGGCAACAAGGCACAGCCGTTTTTGAAGCCCGCTGCCGCCGACCACGCCGCACAGTATCGGGACATTCTGGAAAGCGAGCTGAAAAATGGATAATGAAACCATCAAGGCCATTGAAGCCATTATCAAGCGCGGCAACGATGCTGAAATACGACGAAAAGGCGACGGGTACATTGTCTTAGAGGTCAAGAAAACAATCAAATACAGCACTTCCGCGCGATAGGGCGCGGGAAAGGGCAATAGGAGCCAGCTTGTAAGGATTTCTTACAGGTTGGCTCTTTTGTTTTAGGTAAAACCCGCAAGGTACAGCGGTTTTTATACAACGTTCGCCCCCGAAGAATTGGGGCCAAGGAAAAGGAGAACGAATAACATGGCGAAATTTACGAGAGCGGAAATTAGAAATATTCTCGGCGAAGCTTGCACCGAAGAGATCGAAAATCGCTTGGTTGCGCTGCATCTGGGCGTGGTTGACCCCCTCAAGGACGATCTCACAAAGTATAAGGCGGACGCGGAGAAACTGCCCTGTGTCCAGAAGCAGTTGGACGACCTCAAGGCAGCGGGTGACGGTGGCTATAAGGAAAAGTACGAGAAGGAACACTCGGCCTTTGAAGCCTTTAAGACCGACATCACGGCAAGGGAAAGCAAGGCGGCGAAGGAAAAGGCCGTCCGGGCTTACTTTGAGAGCAAAAACATCACCGGCGCGAATCTCGACCTTGCGATGCGCGGCTGCGGCGAGGAAATGGCCGCATTGGAGCTGGACGGCGAGAAGATCAAGGACACCAAGAGCCTTGATGCACTCGTAGACGGCACCTACAAGGGGCTTGTCTCCAACACGCAGCTCAAGGGCGCGAATCCCGCCAATCCCCCGGCGAATACCGGCGGCGGCGCAATGACTAAAGACCAGATCATGGAGATTAAAGACAGATCGGAGCGCCGCGCGGCGATCGCTGCAAACATCAATCTTTTTGAAAATAAGAACGGAGGCTAATTATGGCTGCTGAAACCAATCTGATCAAGAAAAATGACCTCGCCCGCGTGCGCGAGATCGAATTTACCGAAATGTTCGGCTACTCCATCAAGAAACTGATGGAAGCGCTCGGTGTGACCCGCAAGATTGCCAAGCAGGCCGGTACTGTGCTCAAGAGCTACAAGGCGACCGGCACGCTCGAGAGCGGCGTTGTGGCCGAGGGTGACACTATCCCCCTCTCCCACTACAAGACAGAGGCCGTGAACTACAAAGAAATCACGCTCAAGAAGTGGCGCAAGGCTACCTCTGCCGAGGCGATCACCGACCGCGGCTACGATCAGGCGGTGGAGATGACCACCGACGAGATGCTCAAGGATGTGCAGAAGGGCATTCGCAAGAGCTTCTTTGACTTCCTCTCGACCGGCACCGGCGCGGTGAGCGGCAAGAACTTCCAAACTGTTCTTGCGCAGGCGTGGGGCAATCTGCAGGTCCTTTTCGAGGATGACGAGATCGGCGCGGTCTACTTCATGAATCCGCTGGACGTTGCGGACTACCTGTCCACGGCCAACATCACCGTGCAGACCGCGTTCGGCATGAGCTACGTCGAGAACTTCCTCGGTCTCGGCACGCTCATCATGAACGCCAGCGTCCCCAAGGGCAAGATTTACGCCACGGCGAAAGACAACATCGTCCTCTACTACATCCCCGTCAACGGCGCGGATCTGCAGGAGGTCTTCACCTTTACCACCGACGCGACCGGCTACATCGGCATCCACGAGGAGCCTGATTACACCAACATGACCGCGTCGGACACTGTCATCAACGGCATGGAGCTGTTTGCCGAGCGCATTGACGGCGTGGTCGTTGGCACCATCGACAACGGCACGCTCGGCTCTTTGACGGTCACCTCTGCCGCAGGCTCCAAGAGCGGCGATACCAAGCTGACCGTGTCTCCGGCAAAGGCCGCTGCAGGCAACAAGTATAAGTACACGTCCGGTGCCTCTGCTTCGACCGTCGCTTACGGCGATAACGTCGCCGGTTGGAACGATTGGGATGGCAAGAGCGACCTGACCATTGCGACCGGGCAGACCGTGACCGTGGTCGAGTGCGACGGCAACTACCACGCGCTCAAGAGCGGCAACGCAAGCGTGACCGCAAAGTGATAAGGAGGGCGGCGTAATGCTTGAACAGGTCTTACGGCACTTGAACAACTGGTTCCTTGTGGAAATCCACGAGGGCACGTTCACCGTGGAGAATGGCAGCATTACGCTGCCCTTTCTCCTGACCAATCAATATTTCCGCATCTGCGGCTCTGTGTTTAACGATGGTCTGCATCAATATCCGGCGGTCGATTTAACGGACGAGACGTTTACCGGCTCTGTGTGGGCGCTTGCCGTGCCGAAAATTGTAATCGATCTTTCGGTTGAGATCGAGGCGTGGCAGGAGAAGAACGGAGAGGCCGTTGCAAGCCCGTATCAAAGCGAGAGCTTCGGGGGCTACTCCTACACCAAACGCAGCGCAGGAAACGACAGCGGCTCGTTAAACGGCTGGCAGGACGCTTTTAGAGGTCGGTTAAACGACTGGCGGAAGCTCAAGGGGGTGGAACCGTGAGTTTGCTCGACGATTTTGCAAGCAAGTGCGTGCTGATGGAAAAGACGCGAACGCCGGACGGCGCAGGCGGCTACATCGTCGCATGGTCTGAGGGCGCGGAATTTCTCAACTATCAAGCGCTTGACACCTCGATGGAGGCCCGCAGAGCCGAAAAAGAGGGAGTTACGTCGGTGTATTCCGCGCTGGTCAACAAGACTGTCCCCATCGAGTACAACGACTATTTCCGCGACACGTCCACCGGCTACACTTACCGCGTGACCTCAAACCCGGAAGAACGGGATGCGCCGCGGTCGGCAGGCCCGACGATTCGGGCGCTGAAATTCTTCACCGCGGAGCGAAAGGAGCTGCCGAAATGACAAAAGATAAGGCGCTCCATGCGTGGTTTTCTCAATTCCTCCCAGCATACCCAACGTCCAACGTGCCGGATGACGCGGTTTTCCCGTGGCTGACCTATGAGCTGATCACCGGATCATGGGAGAGCGGCGAGATCGCGCTGACGGTCAATCTTTGGGATTACACCGAGAGCGAAGCGGTGCCAAACGCAAAGGCGCAGGAGATCGCCGACACCATCGGCATGGGCGGGTGCATGGTGCCGTACGACGGCGGCGCGATGTGGATCAAGCGCGGCTCTCCGTGGTGCCAGAATATCGCGGATGAAAGCGATAAAAACATCAAGCGGCGGTATCTCAACATCACGGTTGAGTTCCTGTCGCAAAACTGATGAAAGGACAACGACATGAAATTTACCAAGATTCCTTCTGATGCGTTTCAGAAGCTTCAGATCAACGCCGGTATTCTGACGACCGATTTCACACCGGCTACCGGCACCATTGGCGAGGCGGGGCAGATCGGTGCAACGACCGGCGGCGTCAATTTTACCGCCACGCCGACCTATTCAGACTTTGGCGAGGATATCGACAACTGTCCGAAGAACATGAAGGAGCTAAAAAAGCTCGATTCGTGGGAGGTAAAGATGACCGGTACGTTTGTCAATGCCGATACCGCTATTGCAAAGCGGCTGTGCGGCGCGGCGGACATCGGGACGACCGACACGACCAAGGTCACACCACGCAACGACCTCAAGGACGCGGACTTTGACGATATCTGGCTTGTAGGCGATTACTCCGACAAGAACGGCGAAACCAACGGCGGCTTTATCGCTATCAAGCTGCTCAACGCGCTTTCCACGGGCGGCTTCCAGCTTCAGACGGCGGACAAGTCCAAGGGTCAGTTTGCGTTCGAGTTTACCGGCCACTATTCCATGAGCGCGCAGGACATCGTTCCCTTTGAAATCTACATCAAGGCCGGCACGGCGGAGGCGTAAATGAGACTTTCCGACATTCAGGGCGAGCGCGTCTTTGACGTCATCGCGGATATCATCGACCCGATTGCCAACATTGCGGAGGATGATGCGGCATCCGCGCTGTTCAAGCGCGAGAAGCTGCCCGAGGGCATGACGGCCAAAGAGTTTATGACGCAGCGGGCGCGAAAAGCGCTCCCTGCGCTGCTCAAGGGCCACAAAGGCGATATTATTGCTATTCTTGCCTCTATTGAGGGCGTGAGCGCGGAGAGCTACAAGGGGGCCCTGAACCTCGTCAAGCTGATGCGAGACGCAACGGAACTTTTGACCGATGAAGCATTCACCGCGCTTTTTCTCTCGGCGCAGAGCGAGAACTCCTCTGGCTCTGCGCAGGAGAATACCGAGGGGCAAGAAGCGTAAAGGCGTTTGTGGGGTACTGCGCGGCGCGCTTTGTTGAGTGGGCAAGGGCAGAGGCGTACCGCATCTATGTGACCGACGCGCTGCGCTTTGTGGCCGAAAACACGGCGCAATACGTGGGCGGGGACTACATCAAGGCGCGATACGCGGACATGATTGAGCCGAAAAAGCAGGACAACAGAACGTGCAAAGAGATCACCGCCGATATTGTCGCGCGGTGCGGGCTGACGATAAAAAAAGCCGCCCCTGACGGGGCGGCGGAGGAATAGGCGTTATTTGAGAACGTATTCCGAGATCATGCGGCCAATCTTCCCGATGTCGGTATCGCCTTTGAACTCGAATTTGGCGGTAAAGCCATTGGAGAACGTCAGGACAAGCTCGCTGTCGGGGATCAGCTCAACAAGGCCGGGTGTCTGGATAGCGAAGAACTGCACCTTGGAAAAGGGCATGGAGCTGAACGATTTCCGTTTTCCGGTGATGCCCTGCACGTCAACGGAAATGATGCGCTTGTTGGTGAAGATAAGCTGGTCGCGGATCGTTTTAAATGCGCAGGCGATCTCTTCGCCCGCGATCAAAAGACCGTTGACCTCGTCGCGGACTTCGGCAATGGAAATAGGCTTTAAGTCAAATGCAGAATCTTTGTTGAAATTGATCATGGCAAAACCCTCCTTTCCTGAAATTGTAGTACATAAGCCTTGACCTTTCAAGGGCTTTTCACCAAAAAACACCAAAAAGCGTGGTGAGAAAATGAATTTATTAGACCTTTTTGTCAAAATCAGCGTAGACGACGGAGACGTAGACAAAGGCTTTTCGGAAACGAGCAGCAAGGCGGAAACGCTTGCAGGGAAACTGAAAGGCGGGCTTGCTACGGCGGCAAAGGTCGGCGGCGCCGCGATTGTAGCGGCTGGCGCGGCTGCGGTCGCCATTACAAAGCAGGCCGTAGAAAATTACGGCGAATATGAGCAGCTGGTCGGCGGCGTGGAAACACTTTTTAAGTCCTCTGCCGACACCGTGATGCAGTACGCCGCGAACGCATACCAGACGGCGGGAATGAGCGCAAACGAGTACATGACCACCGTGACGGCGTTTTCCGCGTCGCTGCTGCAATCGATGGGCGGCGACACGGACGCGGCAGCGGAAAAGGCGAATCTGGCCATTACCGACATGAGCGACAATGCGAACAAGATGGGTTCGAGCATGGAATCTATCCAAAACGCGTATTCCGGTTTTGCCAAGCAGAACTATACCATGCTCGACAACCTTAAGCTCGGCTATGGCGGCACAAAGGAGGAAATGCAGCGGCTTTTGGACGATGCGAACGCTTTAAACGCCGCGCAGGGCAACTACACCAACTACACCATCGACAGCTACGCGGACATCGTTGACGCTATCCATACCGTGCAGACGGAAATGGACATCACGGGCACAACGCAGCTGGAAGCCAGCACGACGATTCAAGGCTCTATCGCGTCGATGAAAGCGGCGTATGAAAACTTTATCACGGGGCTTGGCGATGAAAACGCCGACATGGCGGAACTCATTACAAACCTTTTGGGCAGCACCGTGACGGTGGCGGAAAATCTCTTGCCGGTCGTTGAGAGAATCCTTGAAAACATTGGCGTTGTGGTGCAAGAAAAAGGCCCTGAAATGATTGAGAAGTTCGTCGGCTATGCCGTCGAAAAGCTGCCGCAGGTCATTGAGCTGGGCATGAAGATGGTCATTGCGTTGGTCAAAGGGCTGGCGCAGAACCTTCCACAGCTGGTCACAGGCGTTTTGAATATGGCGGCAACGATCATTAAAACGTTGGTCGATTCCATACCTGACGTGATCGAGGTCGGCAAGGACATTGTGCGCGGCGTGTGGGACGGCATCAAGGCGATGGGGAGCTGGATCAAGGAAAAGGTGTCCGGCTTCTTCGGCGGCATTGTGGATAACGTCAAAGGCGTTCTTGGCATTCACTCGCCGTCCCGCGTGTTTGCGGGGATCGGCGAGAACATGGCGCTCGGCCTCGGCGAGGGCTGGGAGAGCGAATACGGAACGATCAAACAAGGCATTACAAGCGGGCTGGACTTTGGAACGGCGACGGTAGGCTTTGCCGATTCCGGCATCGGACGGTCGAGCGCGGCCATCGTCAACAGCATGGGCGTGAGCACAGAGGCCGGAACGACCACCATCAACCTGATGTTTCCGGACGGCACAAAGCTGGCGAGCTATCTGCTGCCGTTTTCCATCAAAGCGGCGGCTGCGGCGGGCACGCCTATCGCAAACGCGCAGATGGCATAAGGAGGCGGCATGAATCAACTCATTTTAGATACTGGCGGCTATGCGATCCTTTTACCGGAAAGCCAAAAGGGCGGTTATACGGCTTATGAAGAGCCGCTAAGCGTTGACCTTGTGATGCTGCCGGGGAACATGGTGCGCGAGCTGCGCGGAACGGTGTGGCGCGTGAATTACCAGTACGGCTATTTTACCGACGAGGAGAAAAATAACCTGCTTGCGGCGTGCAGAAAAGGGAGAAATGAGCCGATCCTCTGCGCGTTTCTTCCGCCGAACAGCACGGAAATGATTTCGTCCGAGTTTTTTGTGACGGCATTTGCCTCGCCTAAATTTATGTGGAGCCGCGAGGGAAAGCCGATGTGGGGTGACTTTTCCGTCGAGCTGCGGGAGGTGACGCCGCATGATTGATGCGACCTCCGCGTTTCGCTCGGCTATCGTCGGGAAAACGAGGCGCATCTACCTCAAAGCGGTGGTGGACATCTCCGACCCCGATATGACCATCGGGGCGGTCACGTCAAGCGGGCTTGCGCCGTGGTCAAAGTCGGCACAGCTGACGGACAAGGACATTTCCGCGCCTCCGCGCTACGCAACGCTGGAGAAAAACCGCTGGTTGCTGGATGGATCGTTTGCGGTTTTCCCCGACGACTATCAAATTGCGGGCGAAATTGGGACGGCAAGTGAGGCATTGTCGGGCGCGGACGGAACGTTTTCTACTCCGGTATGGACGCAGCTGTCATTTTCCAACGTCAGCGTTTTGCAGGCGTGCAGCATCTTCTTTTCTTCCGACCCGCTTGACGGTGTGCCAGAGGATTTTACGGTGGATTTTCTGGTCGATGGCGTCTCGTATCATACGGAAACGTATACCGGGAACACGCAAAGCGCCGTCAAGATATCCGGCTTTACGGTCTACACGCCGGACGCGATCAAGATCACTGTGACCAAATGGAGCCTGCCGTACCGCAGGATGCGAACAGTAGAGATCATACCGGGCTACTACGAACAATGGAGCGAAAATATGCTGGCGTCCTTTTCCGTGCAGCAGCAAGGGGACGTATCTTGCCTGACGCTACCATACGGAATGCTCAAAATGGCGATGAACAACAAGAACCGTATGTTCGAGCCGCGGAGCAAGTCCGGGCTGTTCCAGAGCATCGAGGAGCGGCAGGGCGTGGAGACCTACATCGGCGTGCGGCTCGCGGATGGCACGGTGGAATATAAGCGCGTGGGCGTCTTCTACCAATACTCCGACGGCTGGAAGACCGGCGACAACGGCCTGACGATGCAGTGGGACCTTGTGGACATCATCGGGCTGCTGGCGGACCGCGCGTACCTCGCGCCGACGGTGCTGCCCATCACGCTCTCCGGTTGGATCGCCTCACTCGTCGCGCAGCTCGGCACCAACTTTGCGGACCGCTACACGGTGGACGCGGACTATGCCGACCTCGCGGTCACGGCCTCGAGCCGCGCCGCAGTGAGCGGGAAGAAGTGCGGCGACATCCTGCGCTGGGCCTGCATGGCGACCGGCACGTGGCCGCGCGCGGACGCAGAGACGGGCAAACTTGCGGTGGAACCGCTCTGGAACCAGGGCAGCAAGATCACGCTGGAAAACCTCGTCAATTACCCGACGATGAAGGCCAACCAGTCCCTTGCGTCGCTCATTTTCCACCTCTCGGACGGGACGGAATACGTCGTCTCCGGCAACTCCACGAGCAGCGAGAAGACCGTGACCATCGAGAACCCGTTTCTGCACACGCAGGCGCAGGCGCTCACGGCGGCGCGGCTGATCCTCTCGTGCTACGGCGGCAACCAGCTGGAGCTGACCGGGCGCGGCGACCCGTCCTCCGAGATCGGCGACGTGGATACCGTGTGGCTCAACGAGAGCAGGGCGACGGCGGCGCGGCGCATCTACCAGACCTTCCAGTTCGCGGACGGCGTGCTGCAAGGCTGCCAGAGCAAGCTCTTACAGGCGGACGGCTCGTATCTCTACACCGAGCGCGCGGTCTTTACCGAGAGCGGATCGTGGACGGCCCCGGCGGGCAAAACGCGGCTGCGCGTGATCCTCGTCGGGCACGGCGGCAACGGCACGGCGGGTGCGGACGGCGACTTTGACGCGGCGGGCGCGGACGGCACGGACGGTCTCGGCGGCCTCGTGTGGGCGGACACCATTCAGATCAACGAGCAGCAGACCTTTGCCATCACCATCGGCGAGGCTTCCACCTTCGGCGTCTACTCCTCCGCCAACGGGCAGTGCTACCCGAACGGCTACACGGACATCCAAAGCGGCGACAGCTTCGCCCGCACGGGCGTGGCCGTGCCCAAATCGGGCACAGGCGACGGCGGCAAGGGCGGCAAGGGTGGAAATAAGGGCGAGCGGCACAAGGAAAAGCAATACCACCCGGACGGAAGCCCCGCGGGCAGCCGGTGGGTCATAGATGTAGAGCCCGGAACCGGTACGTCCGGCGCGATTGGCGCAAGCGGCTGCGTGGTGGTGTACTGGGACAAGGAGGAGAGCGCATGAGCGAGACATATCCGATATTGATTCCAAAGATCCTTGCCGCGGCGTTTGCTCCAAATCCCGCCGACATCAACACCAAAACCCGGCTTACCGTCACCGTGACGGAGGAGACCGTCTACCTCGAACCGACAAAATACTACAGCGGCGAGATATTCGCCGGGGAGGTTTAAACTATGGCGATCCAAACAGTCCAAGCGATCATCAACGGCCAGAGCTACGCCCTCGCGCTCAACAGCGCGACGGGCAAGTACGAGGCCACCATCACCGCGCCGGGCAAAACATCTTACAACCAGTCCGGCGGCTACTACAACGTGCAGATCAATGCGACCAACGACGCGGGCACCGTCGGGTCGGCAGACGCCTCGACGCTTAACGGATTAAAGCTCTACGTCAAGGAGAAGGTCGCGCCGGTCATCACCATCCTCTCTCCGTCCTCCGGGGCGTATGTCAGCAACAGCAAGCAGCCGGTCGTGTTCACGGTCACGGACGAGACGGACGGCTCCGGCGTCGATCTCTCGACGCTCTTGGTTAAACAGGACGGCGCGGCGGTCGCATCCTCGGCTCTCGCGAGCACGGCCATCGCCAATGGCTATCAGGTGACCTACACGCCCGCCTCGGCGCTCGACGACGGCAGCCACACCGTCACCATCGACTGCAAGGACCACGACGGCAACGCCGCGGCGCAGAAGTCCACCACCTACACGGTCGACACTGTGCCCCCGACGCTCAACGTCACCTCGCCGACAGACGGTCTCATCACCGCGACGGCGGCTCTCACGGTGGCCGGTATCACCAACGACGCGACCTCCTCGCCCGTTGAAATCAAGATCACGCTCAACGGCGCGGATCAGGGCGGCGTCACGGTCGGCGCGGGCGGCGCGTTCAGCAAGGCCGTCACGCTGGCGGAAGGCGCGAATACCATCGTCATTACGGCGACCGACGCAGCGGGCAAGGTCTCCACGGTCACGCGCAATGTGACGCTTGACACCTCGGTGCCGGTCATCAAGTCGGCGACCATCACGCCGAACCCGGTCGACGCGGGCGCGACGATGGTCATCGCGGTGGAGATCGAATGAGCGCGCAGGTCCTGAGCGTCTCGCTGCCGAGCGAGATCATCTATGTGAGCGGCACGGTCAACGGCACGGCTTACACATGGACGCTTATCAAGGGCGCGTGGACGGCTACGGTCGAGCGGGCGGCGGACGACACCTACGCCGTCGCCCTCACCGCCGTCACCGCGGCGGGCACGAGCACCAACTACACGCTCACGCTCTACTACGGCCTTTTGAGCCTCATCACCGACCGCACGCGCGCGGATGTGGAGAATGAGACCGACAAGGGCTTTTACAACGCCTCCGACCTCAACCGCGTGGGCGCGGCGGTGGAGTACATCGCGGGCCGCTTCGCGGCGCTCGGCTATGCCTGCCCAGTGACGGTCAAAAAGGACTGGCTGACGAGCGACGCGCCGACCGCCTCGCAGATGGAGGCGTACCGGCAGAACATCGTCACGCTGCGCGGGCAGATCGCGGTCATGGCGTCCACACCGGAGGCACCGGCGAGCATGGCGGGGCTGAACTACGTCAAGGCCAACAACATTGAGCAGATTTTGCTCGACCTCGACGCGCTCATCGACAAACTCATCAAATCGTGGTACTTTTCCGGCGAGCTGTACGCCGGAGAGGTCTGAAAGGAGACAATATGCAGGACAGAGTATCTTTGTACCCCGGGCGCGTAAAGTTAGAGCCGGTCGCGGGACAGGCCAACCTCTACGACCTCACGCGCGCTGACCAGCCCACGCAGGAGGGCACGCCGCTGAACAAGGCGAGTTTGCTCAGCGACGCGACTGAGACGGCCATGTTCGGCGCGTCGGCAAACCGCACGGTGGACGAAGCGTTTGCCGGTCTTGCGGCGCAGATCAAGCTCATTATGAGCAACACCGCTGTCATCACGCTGACGCTCAAGGACAGCGCAGGCCATGTGCTGCCCGGCGTGCTGGTGCAAGACATCCTCACTGAGAGCGGGCAAGCGGTCTACTCTGGTACAGACGGCGTCGCTGCGGGCTACATTGCCGAGGGCAGCCAGACGATCAAGGTCACGGGCTACGCCGACATCGAGGACTACACCGAGACCATCGCTGTCACTAAGGGCACGACTATCACCAAGACGCTGACGCTTACCACGCGAAACTTTCTTGAAATTACAAGCAGCCGCTCCTACAAATTTTCATCCAACGTCAATACTGTCGATGCTACAGTAGGGGCTGCCGGAGGCTCGGGTGCTTCAAGCAGTGGTAGTAATGACAACCAAGCACGAGGTGGTAACGGCGGAGGCATGGGGAGTTTAGTCGAGCAAACTGGTATTTCGGTAACCCCCAATACCAACTACCCCGCTATCGTTGGCTCTGGAGCGGGCAATAGTAATGGAGGCGATTCCTCTTTTTTGGGCGTTTCTGCGACAGGCGGTGTTATGGGAGCTGGTGCCGCTGGAGCAGTTAATGGTAGTTTAGGTGGAAACCATGCGGGCTATGATGGTGCAGCAGGGACTCAAAGTATCTATACATCATTTGATGCAACAACTTTGTACGGAGGGGCCGGCGGCGGTGGCCCTGCTTACTATGGCGTCAGGGGCACAACTCAGGCTGCGGGCAAGGGGGGCACCCCTGGCGGTGGAAAAGGAAATAATGTAGGCACCGATGGCACAGGAGGCGGCGGAGGTGGAGGCCGTGGCTATGTAGATGGAGACCATAGACCGACGACCTATAATGGTAAAAAAGGCGGCAATGGTAAAATTGCGATCCGTATGCACCTCAAGAGCGCAACGTAAAGGAGGGCCAACATGAATTACTGCATTGTAAATTCCGACGGCATCATCGAAAACATCATTGTCTGCGAGAGCGACGAGGTCGCCGCGCAGTTCGGGGCCGTGGCCTCCTACGACGGCGCGGCCATCGGCGAGCCGTACAGCCCGCCGCCTCCGCCGCCCACCACGGAGGAGCGCGTCGCCGCGCTGGAGGCGGAGAACAAGCTCTTAAAGGAGCAGGTCAGCGCGCAGGCTGATCAGGCGGAATTTTACGAGGACTGCATCGCCGAGATGGCGACGGTCGTGTATGCGTGAGTTTATCGCCGAGCTGGCGTTAAACGTATATTTTACATTACAGAAAGGAAGTAAAGAAATGATGGTAATGTTATTCGCACAGAGAGTGATCCTCGGCAAGACGGAGTTTGACAAAGTGCCGAACAAGCTCAAGCCGCAGGTGGCGGACATCCTGATCAACGAGTGCGGTCTGCCCGAGCTGGTGCCGGCGGAGTACGGCGGCACGGCGGACATCACGAAAGAGTAAGAAAGGAGAAACACAATGGCTACTTACAAGAGAATCGCCTCCGACGGCAAGCTCATCGAGGTCACGGACATCCCCGCGGGCCTGAGCGAAAACTCGGGCGTCAAGAACAGCATCGTGCAGCCCGTCATGGCGCGCGACCTTTCTCGCGCCGGCACGGAGATCTACGTCCTGCCGCAGTACAAGCTCACCTACGATGAGGACGGCTACTGCGTCAAGAAGGAGACGTGCCACATCCCGGAGGAGATCTACGGCAAGCTCATGGAGCTGAACAAGTGAGCAGAGCGGGGGCTATCCCCCGCTCTATCCTAAGGAAAGAGAGACAACGCCTATGAACCTATCGACCGTTGCATCGACCTGCTCGGAGATCACGGTCATCCTCGCGGCGCTGGCCATGCTCATCAAGCCCATCCGGAACAAGCTGCTGGGGCTGGACAAGCTGACCGACGCGCTCAAATGCCAGCTCCGGCACGACATGCTGCACACCTACTACAAGCACCGCGAGAGCCAGACGATCCGCCAGTATGAGCTTGAGGATTTCATCTACCTTTATCGGGGCTACAAGGCCCTCGGCGGCAACAGCTTTATTGACCGCATCAAGTCGGAGATCGACGAGTGGGAGGTAATGTCATGAGAGACGTCAAGGGCGCTACCTCGGAGGAAATCCGCATGATAAAGGCCATCCAGCGCTCTGTGGGCGCGCTGGATAACGGCTGGATCGGCAACCAGACCTTGAGCGACATCGCGGCGAAGCTCGGCGCGGACTGCTTCCCGCTCAATGTCGAGCTGTACGGACAGCCATGCATCATCGCGCGGGACATCGAGCCCGTCAACCTGAGCGGTCCGCTGCCGAAAAACGCCATCTCGGGAAGCTTTAGCTGGCAGGGCCAGCCCTGCTCCATCCTCGTGCGCGGCGGCAGGGTGGTGCGCGGCATGAGCTGCCACTACCCGACGCCCGAGAGCGTTCTCTACAAGACCACGGACGGCGCGGTGCGCATCGCCCGCGTCTCCTCGGTCTCCGCGCTCGACAATGTCGTGTGGGCGGTCGGGGGCATGGGCCTGCTCGGCGGCTACGATCCGGAGCTGGACGGTTTTACCGGCGCATACTCCGACGTGCTGCGCAAGACCAACCACACCGTCCTCGGCTACAAGGGCGGGATGCTCTACGGCGTCTACTGCAAGGCTATGACCGCGCAGCAGGTCAACGCCTTTTGTCGGGACAAGCTCAAGCTCACCCGCGCCGTCATGCTCGACGGCGGGCACGTCGCCGCCATCAACGGCGCGTGTAACAAGATCAACACCAACCAGCGGCAGTTCTATGCCGTGCGGTTTTTGTAAAGGAGGCAAAAAATGCAAAATCGACTTGCCAATCTGCTCACGGTCAAGAGCATCGTGACCATCGTGCTCACGGCGGTTTTCTCGGTGCTTGCCCTGCGCGGCAGCATCAGCGGGACGGAGTTTCTGACGATCTTCACGACCGTCATCGCCTTTTACTTCGGTACCCAGACCGAGAAGAAGAAAAATGAAGAGGTTTCTTGAGACCTTAACCGCGTGGGAGGGTGCGGTGCGCGGCGACGCGGTACATAAGCAGATCGTAGACGCCTACAACAGCTATCTCCCGCACCCGCGCGGCTACAGGCTCACCTATTCAGACGACTACTGCGCGGCGATGGTGTCTGCGGCGGCGATCCTCTGCGGCCTGACAGAGGTGCTCCCCATCGAGTGCTCCTGCGGGGAGCAGATGCGGTGGTATCAGGCGCGCGGCCAATGGATCGAGGACGACACGCACGTCCCCACGGTCGGCGAGCAAGTGTTTTACTGCTGGAACGACCGCAAGGACTACGCCCTCACGGACTGCACCGGCGCCCCGAACCACACGGGCATCGTGACCGCCTGCGACGGGCAGAAAATCACGGTGTTCGAGGGGAACAAGGGCAGCAAGCATGAGTGCAGCTACCGGACGCTGGAGATCAACGGACGATATATCCGCGGCTTCGGCGTGCCAAAATACCCCGCGGACAAGACCGTGCTCACGCGTGGGGATAAGGGCAAGGAAGTCAAAAAAATGCAGGAATTTCTCAATGCCTGTGGGTACGAGCTGGATGTGGATGGTTCATTCGGCCCCGCGACGCAGAAGGCGTGGGGGGAATATGTTTACACATACCTCGAAAAAATTCTAAAATAACGAAAGGAAAACGGGCGGGAGGCGTGCCTCCCCTCGCGTGAGCGCTCTGCAAGCCCCGGCGCACAGCATGGACAAGCAGCACCGAGCGATCCGGGCAAAATTATCCTCTATGGCCCCGCGGCGGGCCGTGGCATACATTCGGTCCTTCGACCTGCCGCCCGACGAGGCCGCGAGCCTCATCGAGTGCGACGTGCGGGGCCGCTCCTGCGTACAGGTGGCATTTGAAATGAACCTGTCGCCGGATACGGTCAAAAAGTATCGCCGAAAGGCGTACCGCAAAATCGCATCGGAAGTCTTTGAATAGGAAAAGAGCTTCACCAAACGGTGAGGCTCTTTTCCTTTATGGGGGGGGTATGAATGACGCATGGAGTACGTCGTGACAAAAAATTAGCATATCCCGTCAGAATTTGCAAGCGCAATCGTTCGACGAATTTCGCCGTACACTTTTCATCCCCTTTCCCGGCACTTTGGAAAAGGGGTTTTCTTGTACCATAGAGGAAGAAAAGGAGGTGCGCTGTATGTACGACCGGCTTTTGGCATTGGGATTCACCGAGCAGATGGCAAGGGATATTTTGGTGCTGTTCCCCGAGCCGGACGAGCTGCGCACCTATGTTTATTTTGCGGAGCTGCTGCATGTATAGCTATTATAATCCGTCGCCTTATGGCAAGAACGTGGGGGACTGCACCGTTCGGGCGATCTCCAAAGCGACCGGAAAAGACTGGGGCGAAACGTATCTCGCGCTCGCCATACAAGGCTACTTAGACGGTGATATGCCGTCGGCCAATGCGACTTGGGGCGCGTATCTGCACTCCCTCGGCTATCGGCGCTACATCGTGCCGGACTCCTGTCCGCTGTGTTACACCGTCGGGCAGTTTGCGGACGAGCATCCGGCAGGCACATACATTTTAGCCCTGTCCGGTCATGTAGTGTGTGTGCAGGACGGGACGATCTTTGATTCGTGGGACAGCAGCAATGAGACTGTGATTTATTTTTGGGTAAAGGAGACTGAATGACATGGCTTTTAATCCGTACTATCAAAACCCTTATTATCCACAGCCGATGCCGGACAACCTCATGCAGATGCGGCAGCAGCAGATGATGCAGCCCGCTCCGCCTCCCGTGCCGCAGAATCCTGTCGCGACCGGCGGTGTGCAGTGGGTGAGCAGCGAGCAGGAGGCGAGAGGCTACCTGATCGCGCCCAACTCCGCCGTAGCGTTGTGGGATTCCACCGCTCCCACCGTGTACCTCAAGCAGTCCGACGCAAGCGGCAAGCCGACGCTCAAGATTTACGACCTCGTAGAACGCGCAGAAACGCCCCGTACAGCGCCGCAGGAAAAAGGCGTGGAATTTGTTACCCGCAAGGAGTTTGACGCACTGGCGTCGCTTGTGGGCGAATTAAAGGGCAAGAAGAAGCGTAAGGTTGAGGAGGACGAAGACGATGACTAATCCGTTTATGGCCGCGCTGGGCGGCGGGCAGATGCCGGGCCCAATGGGTGAGCTGATGCAGCTCAAGCAGAAATTCCAACAGTTCCAAAGCGGCTTTCAGGGAAACCCAAAAGAAGAAGTCAATAAGCTCTTGCAATCTGGCGCTATGAGCCAACAGGAGTTAAATCAACTGCAAACAATGGCGAAGCAGTTTGAGCATTTATTCCATTGAAAAGCAGAGGGCGTTAACCCTCTGCTCTCTTCCAAAAGAACCCTCCGGACGTAAGCCTTTTCCCTCGCAAACATTGTGAAATATGAGTAACTGTTGCGCCATTTATAGATTGTTCTGCCGCAGTCATACTTACAAATCTGGCAAGTTCAATTCCGTCTTTTGACAGCATTATAACCGGTTTTGACTGAATATGATTTTTACCAAATTTGCCTTTCCACGGCTTCCCTCCGTGGTTTAGCCCAATTCGATATGCGTGGCGCAAATTTTCTTTTACCGAGCACCACTCAAGGTTTTCAACGCAATTGTTCTTTTTATTCCCGTCAATATGGTTAATTTGCGGTTCGTTATTTGGATTTTCAATGAAAGTTGTTGCAATAAGTTTGTGCACAGGAACAACTTTTTGCATTTTCCCCGGAACATGAATTGAAACAACGGGGTACCCATACGTATTCAAAGTCTGCTTCAAAACCTTGCCTTTTCTCACGTAAACACCTTTTTTCCCGTGAGATATATAAGGCCTAAATCTATCCGCAGACTTAATCTCACCGGTTTTTGACGCAAAATACATTCCGTCTGTTTCTGGAATTTCTACCCATTGGTTATCCATAGCACTGTCCTTTCGTGCAGTCCTAAATTTTGTATTGCACGGAAACCGATAGGACTTTCGGCTTGTCGGGAGCTACCCTATCCGTGCATATCAATTATACCATATTTTCAACATTGATACAACATTTTCTGGCCAGAAAGTTGTAAATAAAAACTTATTGAAAGGAGAGATAACATGTCTCTTTCTGATGGTACTCCCATGATGACTATGCCGGTCGCCCCCGCGAACAATTACGGCGGCGGTATGGGTATGTGGGGCGACAGCTGGATCTGGATTATCGTTCTTTTCCTCTTCGGCTGGGGCCGCAACGGATTTGGCAACGGTAACGGCGGCGGTGTGATGGACGGCTACGTTCTGACCTCTGACTTTGCGAGCGTTGAGCGCAAGCTCGACAGCATTTCGAATGGCATTTGCGATTCCACCTTCGCGTTGAACAATGCCATTACTGGTGGCTTTGCTACGACCACACAGGCCATCAACACCGGCTTCGGCAATGCCGAGCTTTCCCGCAGCAACCAGCAGGCGGCGCTGATGCAGCAGCTCAACGCCATGCAGATGCAGGCCGCAAATTGCTGCTGCGAGAATCGCGCGGCTATCGCGCAGGTGCGCTACGACATGGCGGCGCAGGCGTGTGACACGCGCAACACCGTGCAGAACGCGACGCGCGACATCATTGACGCGAACAACCAGAACAGCCGCGCTATCCTCGACTTCCTGACGCAGAGCAAGCTCTCTGACCTCCAGGCTGAGAACCAGGGCTTGAAGCTGGCGGCAAGTCAGGCGGCGCAGAACAGCTATCTGGTCTCGCAGCTGCGCCCCTCTCCCATTCCGGCCTACACGGTGCAGAACCCCTATTGCTGCAACCAGTTTGCCTGTTGCGGCTGCTGACAACTGCATAGCATAGCTTTTTGTTGGCGATGTTTTGTTGACGTCAAC